GGAGACAAGTGTGGCTGTGAAAATCGTAAGAACAAAGCAAACAAAGTAAAGCTATGGTAGAAAAAGATAGAAAAAAATGGAAGAAGTTTCTAAACAGAAAAAACCAAAGCGAACTTAATAGAACAGAAATAAAATTAGTAGCAAGATTATACTCTGAGCTTTATAATGTTAAGTATTCAGAGCCTTGCACTTGCAATGGTAGAATTTATAAGTCTTGGATAGAACAAATAAATAAAAAATATGAGTCTAAGTAAAGTTCATAAGTTTGAACAAACAATAGTTTCTTTATTAAACAATGAGGGGTGGGAACTTGAATGGTGTGGAGGAGGCTTTGAACATTTTGACGCTATTGGTACATCTCCAAAAAACAAAGAAGTAATAATAGAAATTAAATGGAGAAAAAAATACTATGAAAAAAAAATGATTGAGAAATATAAGTTTGATAAACTTTTAGCTGAGGATGCAGAGGCTTTATACTTTGTAGCTGATCCTAAAGGACACTATATTTTTTGGTTAAACGATTTAGTAAAACAAGAAACTGTAGAGCTGTATTGTCCAGATACTACTTTATGGACTAAGAAACGAAATAATAAAGAGTGTTATCTACTGGACGAGAAAGACGCTCACAAAATACACATTAATTATGCCACTACCTAAACCAAAAGTAAACGAATCAAGAAAAGACTTTATGCAAAGATGTATGAACAATAATGTTATGGTTACAGAATACAAAGACGCAAACCAAAGAGTTGCAGTTTGTTCATCTATTTTTAAGAAAAAGTAATTAACATTTGTTTATATTATATTTTTTTGTATATTAGCAGTAAATAAAACTAATAATTATGAAAAAAGTATTAATAGACAGATTAGAAATCCTAGATGATTTAGTTGTAACAGGGACTTTTAAATGGAGATCAGAGATTGATCCTACTTGGAAACCTATGGTTTGGAATGAAACCTTTGAATGTTGGACTAAAGATTACTGTGGATAAAAAGATAAACAATCTTAAAGAGCTTGAGATTTGGACTGATTTA